CCACCATATGTAGCTGTGCCATATGTGGCTGTACCATAAACTGCTGATACTTTAGATGAATCAAATGGATATGCAGCAGGTCTTGCAGCTTCACCACTTTCATAATCATATCTTAAAAATAAATCTGCACTAATTGATGCTTCAGGTGCGTAGTTTAGTATAACTCTTTGCATATGTTTACGGACACCTGGGTCTCCAAATGTTAAATCAGGACTTCTATACTTACCATCTATAGCTGTTCCATCAAAATCATTACCCTTTTCTTGTCTGTAAATATATCCATCAAAACCACCATGTATTGCTTTTACATCTCCTGTTTCTACAAATGTATCTGTAGCTGATGGTTTAATACCTTTTAATTTTGCAAACTCAAAATTATTTCCCTTCAACACACATATTAAACCTTTTGTTTGTGCTTCAGCATCTGTGCTATTACTAAAAAATAATCTATACTGTGTTTTATCAGGTATAACAATAGACTCAAATAAATCTGAATCTAGTATGTTATTATCTATTTCAGTTTGTACAGCACGACTAATTGTGCCAATTTCAACGTCACCAATTCTTGCTGTACCTGCAACTGTACGTAATCCATCAGGTCCTAAAAATATTAAGTCTCCTGCAAATTCTTGTATTGTGTCACCGTTTACACAACCTATATTTCTTGTTACAGGCGATATAGCAAAATCACTTAATGAGCTTCCTGATAATTTAAATATTCTATTTTCACAAAATATAAATAAATCACTACGGAAAACTTTTAATCCAACAATAGTATCATCAACTTTTATACTACCTGCACCACTACCTGTTGCAAAGTTGTCTTCATCAAATGGTACGCTAAATACTAACTCTTGAGGTGTGCTAGACATACCTGCATAAAACATATGGTCTCTAAAAGCCGTTACAAATTTAGCACCTGTAACTGCTGTGGTTACTTCCCCACCACCTCCTGATGATACATCTGTTGCTGCTATAGATGTATTAAATACTGTTGGTGCATTATCACCATCTACAACAACTAGCTTATCATTGCCATCAAAATTAAATCTTTCAAAATTATATTTACCTGCATCAGAACGACTTGCATCTCTTTCTGTCCAACTCTCTGATACTACATCATCTATAGCATGGTCTGCAGCACTTGTTGAACTCGCTGCTCTTGTTACACCTGTAAAAGTTGTTGATGTAACACCTGTATAAGTAAATATTTCTGAATTAATTTGTAGTGTTCCACTAGAACTAAATCCTGTCGTGCTATCTACAGTTATAGTTCCTGAACCTGTCATGCCTGTTCCTGATACTATAGCTGTAGCAAGTTCAGTAGATGCAGAGCTAAATATTTTTTGACCTCTTGCTGCAATAACTTTATTTGCAAAGTTTACTACCATTAATATTTTTTCTGTTGATGCAGATGTTTGAGGTACAATATGGTTTATAAATTTTTTAAAACCATTTATTCTTCTATATCCACCATCAATGTCAGGCTCAAAGTTTTGTAGCTCTAGTGCTTGTCCTGGACTCATATTAAATGTTGGTTGGTTTAATACTAGCCCTCCTTCACACGGAAATGCAAAAGGACTTACTTGAGATTGGTCAGGCATATTAACTTACTCTTGTTGTTATATCAGACGTGTTTGAATAACCTTGTCTTGGTATAAATGTAGACCTAACATAGTCAAATCTATTTACTAATAGTGTTTGCATATTTTTTATACCTTGCTCAAACCGTGCAAAGTTTATACCATACTGAGCAGTTTCACCTCTATATTGATATACAAAAGCTGTAGCACCGTCTGCTATAACAGGTGCAAATCTATCAGGTATAGTTGTTGTATCACTATGTGCTGTCATATCACTTGGAAAAGAAAAGTAGTCATATTTTATAGAAAAGGATTTTGTAGGATAAGGATATAAAATATAATTATTATCGGGAGTTCTAATAACAGACTGTGGTATACCTCCTCTTTCAAACTGTGCAACTGAAACACCACTATCATGTGCTGATGCTGTTGTTGAATTAGCACCTCGTGTTGCCCCTGTAAATGTTGTGCTTGTTGTTCCTGTATATGTTACTTGTTCATTTCCTATAAATAAAGTACCTGCACTATCAAATCCTGTTGTACTTACAACTGTAATTGTAGTAACAGAATCTGTATGTGAAGTGCTTAATGTAGTTGTGCTTATTTCGTCTTCTTGAGTTATGTATGAATTTACATAATCGTTGTAGTCTATTATCCTTAGTTTACCACCACTAGTTCCTAAATCACTATCTTTTACTAATCTAAACGTATTATAATCTACAGTTTTAGCATCTGTAGGTATACTGTATTTAAATGTTCCAGCAGTTAATGTTTCTGTTTTTGTTGTGTGATTAAAAGGATATTGAAATTCTTTTTGATTAATAAATCTTACGGCTTCGTTTACAGCGTTCTTACATTGTGTTTGAATACCTCTTGAGTTAGTAAAATCAGTTGAAGATAATTGTACTTCATTTAAACGTGCTATTACTCTATTAGTATGTGTAAGAAATGTTTCTGCCATAATGTATCCATGAGAAAGAGGGCAAGTTGCCTTGCCCCCTATAATTTATGAGTTACGCTAATGTATCTCTATCTACTTCATCAGCAGTCATTGTGCCAATGTCATCGATATCCATGCATATAGCAAACAATCGGAGTTTACCTCCAGTTGTTGTACCTGTCATTGCTTGGATTTCAATGTCAATAGTATCTGAAGTGCCACCAACAATAACTGGAGCATATGCTGCAGGAGTAGGAGCATAATCACCCACACTTGCACCGTCAAAGTCAAAACCATCAACAAAGTTGTCGAGGTCTCCACCTGTTATGCCAAAGTCAAAATCAGTGTCTGTAGAAGTACCAGCGTGTGCTTCTGTGACTTCAAAACCTGCATGAAGTATAACAGTATTCGCAGGAATAGTTAATCCAGGAATAACGTCATTAGCTGCAAGAGCAGTACCTTTATCTGATGCTGCTTGAGCAAAGTCTAGTGTATGCTGAATAAAGTATGGCTGTCTACCTCTAGAACCCATACCTCTAGCAACTGAAGTTGTATTATCGCCTAATGCCATATTAAATTCTCCCTTACGCTAAACAATATGCAGCAGTCACGATAGCTTCAGGTCTGAGTATCTTTCTGCCATACAAATGCATACCACGAACAATATCAGCGAAACTATCAGGGTCTCTGTAAGTTTCTGTTTTATTGATTTGTTCAGCAGTAGCCACAGCAGATGAATGACCTGCCACAATAATTCCAAAGTTTGAAGTATTCTGACCACCTGTTGTAGAAGGACCTGTGCCTACTGACGGAAGGTTGTTAGATGTGTATACTTTAAAACCATGTAAATTATTTAAAACAAGACCATTTTGTAGCCCTGAACCACCAAAATCTCCATTTAAAAGACGTGAATCTTCATCTTTTAAAATTTCGATAAATACTGGGTCAAGAACTAACCATCTGTTTGTTGTGTCAACATTTTGTTGGTCTAATAGTCTAGACATACGTGCAATAACCTGTAATGGAAATGCATTACCTGTTGTTCCACTTTTGGCTGCTGTTGCACCACCTGCTCTTGGCTCAAGACCAATTGCATTATTTGCAGTACCTGCAGTACCATCAGTCTGTGTAAAATCAGAAGCATCAATAGACATTGAAGCTAATAATTCTGCACCTACTAAGTTAGAACCACTAGAGGATGTTGAAACGGCTTTAGCACCGTTTACAGTTGTGTTGACAGTATCAGCAGCACTATGTAATGCTGACTGCTTAAAGCCTGACAAGTAACCAAGAACATCTTGGTCAAATTGGTCGGCTAGTCTATATGCAGCACGGTCTGAAGCTAACTGTTGAAAGTTAACGTGACTGTGTGCTTCTTCGATATCATCAACCTTAAATGCAAAGTAGTTAGCTTTGTCAATTGTTAGGCTGAACTCTTCATCGTCAAGGTCTTGTGGTGTAATTGCTGTACCACGAGAGTATGCCTTAACTGTGATTTCAGGTTCTTTGATAACCTTAACGGAATCACCCATGTTAGCAATTTCGCCAAAGTAATCTGAATTAGTGATTTCTTCAACGACTGATGACTTGCGAAATGCAAGTTGTACCTGTTTGCTGTAAATAATTGGGCTAAAATTACCATTAGGAAGATTACCATAACCTGCTGCACTTGAAAATGCCATAGTTATTCTCCTTTAAGAATATTTACACATATGCAAAACGTACAAATTTATTAACAAGGGCTGACTTACGTAAGGTGCATATCGTATAAGGTGTACAGTCTTATAGTCAATGGGCTATGTTTATCAGGTATTCTTTTAAATTATTGTTGTTTGCTTAAATTATAAGTAATATAAGTAAAGGTAATCACATATATGTGGGCTATACTTATACTCTTATATATAGTTATATATATAAAACTTTATTTGTCAACAGTTTTTTCTTTAGGAACTTCAACAAAACTAAAGTTTACACTAAAGGAACGTCTTTCTCCCTTAGTCTTAAATGGATAAACACAGTGAAATAATTCTGCAGGAAATACATAAAAGTCTCCTACTTGTGGTTTAACCATAAAATTTGTTTGACTATATCCTGATGGTGTACCATGAGCAAACTGTATATGCCCATTTGCAGGATGATGGTCTTTATAGTCTTCTTCCCATTCTTTATCAATACCTTTAGGTAATGCTAGATATCCAACACAAGACATCCTAGAACCCGTGTGAATATGTAATGGGTTGTATTCGTTTTCAAATTGTCGTACAAACCATCCTGATGCTATTTGTATTCCATAATTATTATTTTCAGTATCTAGTTTATCTCTACCAAAAGAATGTCTATATTCAACGTAATTATGAAATCTACCAATAAAATGTGAAAACTCGTTTAACCATAGCTTTTCTATTTCTTCGCTAAATCTTAACTCTTGTTTAACTTTACCTACTAAGCTATCTGACCAATCTTCTAAGTCAGGACTCATTAACTCATTCATCTTTCTTAAAAAAGATGGAGACATTTTTTTGTATCCCATTACAGGACCAAACGGTGCTATATACTCTTCCTCCTTTTTAGGAGTGTATATTTTACTATGATGTGCCATAATGTATTCCTATCTAGCAGAACCTGATACATCATATATAAATGTACCGTTACGCATTGATTCCATTATAGCTTCAGAGTTTTTCTCATATTGTTGTGCAGACATTTTTTGAACATCTGATTCTCTAATACCACCTTTATTTTTTTCTTGTGGTTTATTTCTCATATTTCTTGTTGAAACAGTTTTAGCTACATCATCAGATATTTTATTGTTTTCTTTTTTAATATTTCTATCAACTTTGTATAAGTCTATAGCTCTTGCAGCAGAACGTGCATCATTATCATTTTCATATAAAGCATCTTGAATCCATTTAGGTTGTTCTTCAGCCCACTCGTGAAAGTCATCGCTCTCTCTAATATCAGAAAAATCAGGATGCATTTGTAAAAGTTCTGCTTCAGCTTTTTCTTTTGTGGCTGATATTTTCATTTCATCAATTGCTTGTAATTTTTTTTGAATATCAGCAGATTGTTCTTTAGCTTTTTTTATAGCAATTGTTTCTACTATAGCAGCAATGTCTGGATATTTTTTAACCCAAGCATCGAGGTCTTCCTCCGATGTAGGTAATTTCATTTCTTTTCTAGTTGCTTCAGATAGCTGACTTTCAAGTGCTTCTATTTTTGTTTTAAACTCTTCTGATTGTTTTTGTTGATGTCTTCTTAAATCAGAATATCTTTTTTTAAATGTTTTTTCTTCAGGATTAGTAGGTTCTTCTTCTTTTATTTCGCCTTTTTGTTCTTCAACTAATTCATTTAATTCTTTTTCTTCTTTTTTATTTCTTTCTTCATTAGAGTAAGGTTTACTCATAAATGCGACTTTTTTAGGTGTCGTTTCTTTTGTCATTGCTTCTGTCATTTTATTCTCCTTGTTGGGGTCAAAGTAGCCATCATATGGGGTATGAGTAGCCAACAAACTAGGTATTT